ACTTAGAAGTAATGATTGCTTTGAACTGTTCAATCGCAGAATATAACCTATCCATAGGCATAGATGACTGATTTCTTGAATCTAATTCATCTACCTCTGCTGCAGTAAAATGATTACCTAAATAAAAGTCAATATCTTCTCTAGCGGCCGTATCCCAATCAATACGAGCCTTTTGCCAACGGTCAAATAGCTCTCTGACTTCTTTTACCCTAATATCTTCTTGTATCATAACTCATAATATAAACCTATTTATTGAGATAAACAATAGCTATTTTCGAGCTCCTGTCATCCAATTATACATTTTTCGAGGTTTATACCACGTTCCATCCTTATTTTTCTTTCTTTTTACGTTTCCAGCCTTTGGATTCCCCTTAGCAAACTGCGTTGCTAACCAAAATGCATCGATAGTATCATCATGACTACCTTTAGGAAAATCGATAAGCTCTCCAATAAATTCATGCATATCTTTTTTAAGGTGAACAGCCCCTGCTTTAAACATAGGTTGTAGCCCCTCAAACAATCTGTCTTTCTTTTTTTGGTTATAGTTCTTAATTCCTTTTTCTATCCCTGGTAAGAATACTCCTTCGCTCTTACTTCTCTTCATTACATAATCTCTTAACATCTCCTGATATGCTACTGTTTCTATATTTATTCGTCGTATCGGGCTATATCGTTTTGCAATGTCAAATATCTTGTCTGCGCAGTCCATTGGGAGGACTCGCTTCTGCCAATATTCAATAACGTAATAATCAAACTCGGCAGTAACGCCAATAACCATAATAACAGAATAATCGTTATACTGGCCAAGTGTCGAAGCAGGGTCAACGCCGATGTAAATATTGACATACTCCTTTCGACCGTCATCCAGTTTGATATACCATGAATCGCATTCTCCGTCGTAGCGCGCATTTCCCTTATAGATTGCATTATTAATATCCTCCTCACTGAAAATCTGGTCTTCGGGCGATTTTGCCTGGTTCATATACTCTTGATAGAATTTAGCTGGGGTTCCCGAATCAATATAGAATTGCTTACGCTCTTCTATTTTCTTCATTGGCCAACGTGAAGGCCATAAAGGAGCGCCATCTTCGATAGCTTTTTTAGTATAAACCGACCAAGCAAAGTCTTCGCCCGTTTTTATTGCCTCTTGGTTTTTGTTTACTAAACCATTCAAGAAACTGTCATAATGGACAATAGTTCCATTGCACCATAAAAATCCATTTTTATCAAAATCTATCGCTGGATACACCGCAGCTGTTACCCATTCTTTAATTTGACGTCTAGAGTCAGGAGTTTTTGTATTTAACTCTGATTCAAAGTCATCTAAGATAATTCCTGTGTATCTTGTCGAGTTCTGTCTTTTCCCTCTTAATCTTTGTGAAGTACCCTTGCCAATCATTCGGCAGCCGTTTCTTAGTGTAAATTCGTCTTTTGTCCATTTATCCCCCTCTAAATCGCCAAAATAATAGTGAATTGCTGGATTGTCATATATATGGTTCTGAATCCATGCCAGGTTATCCCTTGCCTGGTCTTGAGCTTCACCAATCCATGCAATAAACTCTGGATTCTCCTTCGTTGCAAATAGAAATCTGTGAAGCACAGCACAGGCCGCTAACGTAGATTTCGCATGGTCTCGAGGTAAAACTAGTGCTAATTGTTGTTTTGTCTTGTCTATAAGAAGACTTCCTACATCTCTGTGGAAATCTGGGGTAGCCGAGGCTAAAAAGTCCTGTGGACTAAACATCTTGCCAAAGGTTATTAAGTCATTATACGCTAAATGGAGCGTTTCTTCATTCTTTGAAACATTACCATTAAGGTTGAGGTTGGCCATTAGTTTCTGACACCTTGTAGCAATTGTCTTACTAATGAGTCAGATTGAATTCTTTCTGATTGATTTTGACCATCTTCTATTAATGGTTTATACTTATAACTTTTAATTGGCCATCCATATACATCGTTTGCATACTCGTATATTGCTCTATATGGATATTTATCAGTACCTAAATCCCCCCAAGTTCCTATTTTCGCAGGTCTATCTGATGTTTTCATTCTAGTTAATAAATTCCATAGTAAAGGCCCAATACTACTATGAGCTTCATATTCAAGTGTTCCTGGAGTCTCATATGGAACATGCGAATGAGTTGCATCTCCAGCATCAACATATTTATCTTGCTCTCCACGTGCTGCTTTATATTGAGGGTCTTTATATTGTACATCATGAGTAATCTCTTCTATTATATCATGTAAAGTACTTGCATATATCCTGCCTGTTTGTCCTCCTCTTACTTTTTCACCAAGATATCCAATCGGATTAAATGTTGATTTCCACCATACATCAGGTTCATATTCCGCTTCAAGCGGATTAACAGTCCATTGGTGCTTTACTGGACTATAATAATGAGCTCGTGGTTTGTCAAAAGGATACATTAATGGAGCTAATTCCTCTTGAGATAATATATTAAGTTCAGGAGGCTCTCCATAAGCATGCAATAAGCTATCTAACACTGTTGCTGGCGTTCTAACATTTTCGGGGTCATCTAAGTCACCAATACGATGTGTATTCCATCCAGGAATTGTTTGACTTAGTATCTCTTGAAGTTCTTCAACACTCATAGCGTTCGTTCATTAAGGTTTAGATTTGCCATCTACCTCCTACGCCTAGCGCCACTATCGCATGGAGATATTAGTTGTGAACTAGGCCACCAATACCCTTGCGTTTCTGGGGCGTCAGATTGAGCTTCAGAAACATTAGCATATAAATGAGTTCTTGCTATTTCATCTCTACTCCTACCGCTACCTATTCCTGTATGGGCAGACATATTGTGAACAATTGCTTGATTAGACCCTGTTCCATATCTTCTAAATTCAATCCCATCTCCGAAACGATACCATGCAAATAATTTTCTAGGATTAGATATGATTGGAATTGCAGAATCTCCTATCCTAAATCTATTCCAATTTACATGCCATTGCTGTCCTGCCACAGTTAACCATACTACTCTTGCCTCTAAAGAAGAGATTGCTCCGTTCCATATTTGCATATCGCCTATTCTTGTATTTACAAGAGGATGAAAATGTTCAACAGTGGCTGTAGCTCCACTTAACCCACTTTCATTTTCACTAGAACTGCCACCTACGTTATGAAATTTAAATTCTGTTATTCGAGTAGAATTGTCAACTAATTGTTTAGTCCCATTATTATTACTTGTTCCTGAAATAGTTACTTGATAATTGCTTCCAATAGTATCATTGTCCATATTACCAAAACATCCCTTAGTTCCCGTCACTGTTGTTACATCTGATGAATATGACGTAGATGCAAGAGTCATAGCATTTGAAGTACTAGCAAGATTATTTCTTCCAATTCTTGGCATATCATTGTCTATATTTAAAACAGTAGTGCAATCTGCTTGTGCATGAAGATATCCATTTGCATATATTTTCATATTATTAGAGCCAAGCGAACTATCATAAGTACAAACAATATGCTTCCATACATTATTGTCTTCTGCCACTAAAGGATTATTGCAGAAATCTACAGTAGATGGATTAGTACTCACAGTAGTACTACCTACTTTAAATGTTACTTTATTATTAATTCCATCAACAGTATTTCCGTAAGGGTCAGTATAGCTTCCATTCCCTTCAAAATATATTTCAAACCCATTGTGACTTTCTTCAACATCGCCTAAACCATCTACAATAACTTGTTTTTTAGCATATCGCCCAGAAGAATCCCACCCAGGATGAAAACCTATATGTTGACTTAATAATAACTCTTCACCTTCATTTCGTATCCAAAATGCTATACTAAATTTAGAGTGCCCTCCGTCTAAAAACCTCCAACTAGCTATATCATTTGCTGTTTGGCCTCCAGAATCAAAAGATTCAACTAAAAAAGAGGGAACGTAATGCCTGCTGCCCCACATGCCACCTACATCATTTCCAGGCCCTGCACTATTAAGCATTATTGAATGGTCAAATCGCATAGGAACGAAACCTGGAAGCATGCCAGGGTCCCTATCTGATGGTCGTAAAATTTTATTATGATGAGCAATAAGACGTGTATACCACATACTTAGTCTCTCATTATGCCAAATCTAAATAATAAATCTCCATCTGCGTATGTAAGTGGATTGGTTGTAGCTTTCTGTTGCATGACTCCAATACAATAAACGTCTTTAGAACCTGAAGTTGATTGCAAAGGAAGCCCAATATTAGTTACTGTTAAATATGCAGCACCATTAGCTGCACCTGTACTTGGCATTAAAGTAGGCTCTGAAAGCGATACTTTTCCTAAAAACTCACACTCCATAAATAATTTTTGTTCACTTGTTGTATCTTCAATACTAGCATCTGTACTTGCAAGACCTACGCCAGTAACAGATGTTGGATTTTTACCAAAAAAGAATAAATCAATTGCATCTGTATTTTTATCTGCTCCAATTTTTTGTGTCATAGTAATACTATGCAAAAACGATGCATTACCTACAGATGCTACAGCATTAGTTATAGTTGCTGGTTGCCACATTAAATCTTTATCAGTATATGTTGTTGCTGCTAAAGTTGGGGTTACGTCTACAATTTCCAAATGCATGTCTGAAAGCTTCTGAAAGCCTTTAGACACATTGCTGTTTGGGTTTAAATAATCACTTCTCATCTATATTCCTATTTTAATGTTATTATCGATTACTAGTTCTGCTGCGGAGCCATATATTAAGGATTATTAATAGATGAGCGATTTATCCACAATGGATAGTCTTCCAACCAATGTTGCATACTCCTTGATTCATGTTCATATTGCGGTGGATAAGAACGTGGGACCATTAATGGTATAGTAAATCTTTCAACTCCAGATGATTT